ACACGGTCATCGAGGAAATCGAGTACCAGCTGGATCACAATGAAGACTTGATGAACAGCATTGCACTCTCGAAATACGGCAAACCGAAAATCACCCGGAAGCCGTATTTCCGTTTGGAGTTTACCAATGGATCGGTTCTTTATTTTCGCCCGGCCGGTGCCTATGGCGATGCTTTCCGCTCGCTTCATGTGGGCCGGATCTGGGTGGATGAAGGAGCGTGGCTTTCCGAACGCGCATGGAAGGCTCTCAGACAATGCCTGAAAACAAGCGGCCGTCTGAAAATCTATTCCACGCCCAACGGCCTGCGAAACACTACCTACTATCGACTGACCATGTCAGAGCAGTTCAGGGTGTTCCGCTGGGCATCGTGGCTCAATCCATTCTGGACCACTGAACGTGAGTCGGAGCTGCTGGAGTTCTACGGTGGCAAAGATACCTCGGGCTGGCAGCATGAGGTTGCCGGGGAACACGGAAAGCCTTCCTACGGGACGTTCAACGTGGAGCAGTTCAATCTCTGCCGTCAGGAATTGCTGGAATATCAAAAGGTAACCATTACCGATACCGAGCTGCGCGATTGTGAAACAGAGGAAGCCGCCTATGACCGGCTTGAACTGCTGCTCAACCTCACGCCTCGAACCGGACTGTTCTGGATTGGCGGTGACCTTGGATATACCAATGACCCGACCGAACTGGTTATCTTTCAGGAAGCCGAGGTGGGTGATCGCAGTATCATGAAACTGGTGCTGCGCCTTCACATGGAGCATGTATCGTATCCGCACATTGCCCAGACCATCGCACTGCTCGAACGCTATTTCACCCCGGCTGGAATCGGCGTGGATAATGGCGGCAACGGTCTGGCCGTTGTGCAGGAACTGCTGACCCTAGACAAATACAAAGAGCTGGAATTGGAAGGCCGCTTGAAAGGTTTTGACTTTGGCGGCATGACCCGCCTCACCATCCGCGACGGCAAGGAAATCAAAAAGCGGACAAAGGAACTGATGACCAGCCTGATCAACGGTGCCCTCCAACGCAAACAGATCATCTTCCCGTCAGACGATCTGGAAATTGAAGACCAGTTCACCACCCAGACTTACACCCTGCGGGACGGCAAGATCATCTACTCCAAAGGCAACGACCACATCATCGACGCGGTGCGCTGTGCCATGCTCATTCGGGAGCAAGGCAACCTCGACCTTGCCGGTGAAGAGACCGTCTGGCTCAAACCTGTTCTGACAGAGCCGGTCTTTATTTAACCCGCCTTTCCGACGTTTTCCCTCTCCCTCCGGTAAGTAACCCCAGTGTTGCCGCGATCGCCCCACAGTGGGGAGATGTGCGGCCGTTAAACCGGAAATAACCCGAGAGGATTACGTGGATACAAACGCCCAGCCAGATACCGAGCAGCCTGACAACGAATCCAATGGATATGCCATTGTGCCCATGGCCGCAGCGGCAGCCCTCGACGCCTCAGCCTTCAGCAAGGTAAACGCGTCGGACGCGGTTCCGGCCACATGGGAAGAGCGAGCCAGAAAGGCTTGGGAATACTATGTCGAAGAACCACTGGTAAAAAACTGCGTCAATTCATGGCGCACCTTTGCGGTCGGTGATGAAATCAAAATCACCAGCGATGACGAGACGCTGAAAGACGATGCGGTCAACGCCGCATGGCGACTCGATGTATCGGAGTTCATAAAGGACATGATCCTTCAGCTACTCGTCAAAGGTGATGCCGTCGGCTTCAAACGATATGCAACTTCCGGTCAGGACATCGAGGAAGTGGTATGCGTCAATCCGGTTTCGGTGAAGGTGAAGTATGCCCAAGGCGAGCTTATCGAAGCCAAGCAATATGCCGAAGATTCAGGCTCCGCCAGCGACCCCATCGATCTTCCGGTGGATCAGGTCATCCACCTGAAATGGGATGCCCCGGGCTTTTCACCAAGAGGCAATTCTCTGGTTCTGCCTGCCTTTCAGGCCATTGAACTGCTGCGTGACTATCGCCGCGCCGAACAGGCTATTGCCAAGCGCTGGGCCACTCCGTTCCGTTTGCTCAAAGTGGGCGGTGCCTTCGGCCAGAAGATGGTAATGCCGGACCAGCGGATGCTGGAACAGGTCCGTGACATGGTCAACAAGATGGATATGAAAAGCGGCCTTGTGGTCCCGTTCTATGTGAATGTGGAAACTCACGGCACCGATGGCCAGGTCCTCAACGTCGAGGACAAGGTCAAGGAGGTCAAAGAAGACATTGTGGTGGCGCTGGGCCTTTCCCGGTCCTTGGTGACCGGCGACGGTCCCAACTTTGCCACAGCTTCTGTGAGCATGCAAAAGATGATGGTCATGATCCGGGAGATCAAACAGGCCGCCCGCAAACTGCTCGACTGGGTTTTCGATGACTGGATGGAGCTGAAAGGCCATGCCGATAAGTCCCTGCAATTCATCTTCAATGACCTCGACCCAAGTGATGCCGTCGATTTCAAGAAACTGCTCATCGAGCTCTATGACCGCAAACTGATCAGCCGATCCAGCCTACAGCTCAAGATGGATCTGGACCCGGATATCGAAGCAGCCAACCGCGAGACCGAACGTAAGAACATCGACCTGATGGATGAAAAGCAGGTGAAGCCGGTGGTCGATATGGTGGTTTCGGGAATCATGAGTGTGCCCAGCGCCAGAAAGATGCTCGGTATTCCTGCTGATGGCAATGATCTCGAAACCGAAGCACACCATCACTATACAGAGGAACTGGAAGCAACGGCGGCGACCTCCCTGTGTGATGAATGCAGCCACTTCAATCCCGATTCCAACCGCTGCCGGGTCCACAACACCGAGCGCACCTTCGATTCCCCGGCCTGCAGATTCATTGACCGCCGGGAATCCTGACCATGCCTTCCGACCTTAAAGAACGCATTCAGGCGGCAACGCTCAAGAGCCTGAAATCCCGTAACCGCTACAACGATTCCATTACCGCCCAACTGACTCAGTCCCTCAACAAGGCTGAACAGGAAGTGGCTCAGGCCATATTGAAATACCGCAGTCTTGGATCTCTGCCGGACAACAAGCTGGCTGCGTTGAAAGGTCTGGAGAAACTTCAGGGCGAGCTGGACGATGTTCTGCGCCAATTAAAACGGGACCAGACGCTCGTCTTCCGCAAAAGCACCAAGGACGCCTTCAAAGGCGGCATCGCTCAGGGCATCACCGAGCTGACATCCGCATCACTGCCTTTCTATGCCGACCTCAAGCCTGAAGGTATCGATAAACTGGCCACCAAAGTGTTCTCCATCGTCGATACCAATGCCATCGACTTCATGACCCAGTACAACCTGACTCTTGCCGGTGATGTCCATCGTGAGCTGTCAGATGGTATCAAGCGGACGATCCTGAGCGGGATAGCCACAGGCAAAGGCGCGGATGATATTGTCCGGGACCTCGGCAAAGTCATCGTCGACAAAGACTCATTCAGGCAGGCTGGCAGTCGCGTGTTCAGCAAGGCGCAGTACCGCATGGAAATGATCGCCCGGACTGAAGTCTTGCGGTCGCACAACATGGGGCGGCTGAAATTCCATGAGCGAGTCGGTGTTCAGAGACTTGAATGGATGGCCATGAATGATGAGAGAACTTGCCCGGTGTGTGGGCCTCTCGACGGCAAGACATTCCCCATCGACAAATTTCCCCAACAACCCGCACATCCGCATTGCCGCTGCACAAACCTTGTCGCGTGGCCCATGAGTATCTGCGGCTCTGACTTGTCTGCACAGGCGGCACCCACGGCTTCACAGGGCGATGCCTGCATACTGCCCCCGCATGCGCTGGAGGGAATGGCCGACGCTCAGGCGAAAGAGAACGCCAAACTGAAGGATGCGTTCGAAAAGGGAAACGCCGATGACCTTACAGCACTCACCGTAAAACAGCTCCAGACACTCTCAAAGGAAAACGGCATCTCTATTGCCCGCACCAAGGCCGACTTCATCAAGCTGCTCGATCAGGCAGAGCCGGGAATAGACCACAGCACACTTTCAGGGGCCGGACTGAAGGCAAAGCTCAAAGAGCACAAGATCGGCCTCCTCCGGACAAAGGAAGATTTGATCGGGCTGTTGGCTCAAAAACAGGCTGAACTCAAACAGGCACAACTTATTGCCCAGCAGATGTCTAAACTGCCACCGGTGGAAGGACTCGATG